CCAAAGTTTATCAACACTCTCTGGTTTAGCAGTAAAGTATTTTGGAGTATTTCCGTCTGTGATTCTTCTTCCTTGTGCGGCATATATGTCACCATTTTGATTTGTAAATGGAATGATAAGTCTTTCCTCTTTCGGAAAATTGGTTTCATCATCTATCAACAAAGAAACAAAACTACCAAAATCATCGGTGTAAAGTAATTTTTGTACCCACTCCTCTGGAATTTTTCTGCTCTCGACAAACGCAGCACACGGATGTTCGACGGGCAAAGAAGAAACTTTCTCTGCCTTGACAACACCTTTTTGTCTGGGTTTGAATGGAACAAAATTCATGGTGACTTCTTTTCTTCTTTTTTTCTTTCCAAAAGTTTCTTCAAACATTTCAACTTTGTATTCGTTCATCAATGATGGTGAAACTTTATCCAAGAAGTTCTTCACACTACATCCGTAGCCACAGTTGTGACATCGGTAGAAGAAGGAGTTTCCCTTCTTATAAAAGTAACCTCGACACTTTGTTTTTTTCTTTTGAGAGTCACCACAAAGCGGACATCGACAGTTAGCAAGTTCACCTGACTTCCATTTGAAATGTTCAAGTTGTCCTGAGACTAAGTTGATATATTTTTTATCAATAAACATCGACATCACATTTTCCAACCACTAACTTTTTCTCTCTCAAACTTTTTAGGTCTAAAGTCAAAACCGTTACCCGGCACATCTTGATCATCATGATTTGAATCAGATAATCCTTCGCTCTCCTCCGGCTCGACATCATACAGTTTCATCTTTGATCTATCAATGCCAAGCACAAACTTTCTGTTAACAGTCGCACTATTGTATCTGTTTTTCAACTGTTTGACAAGAACTTGTCCCATCTCCTCTAGTTCCTCTGTGCTTGTGATCGCAAACATAAAGTCGGCAGTTTGTGGCAAACCAAATGATTCTGCCGTGTCCTCTAGTCCAACATCAGTGCTAACCGAACCACCACGATTCAACTGGGTGGCAGTAAAGATGGGAACATTATACTCACCAGCGAGTCCACGAAGTTCCTCTGCGATTGATTTTACAAACGTGTAAGAGTTTACACTACCGTTTGCTTTAAGTCTAGACGAAGAACAAATGTTGATATAATCAATAAAGATAATGTCGGGAACAAAACTTTTCTTTAGTTTTAACTCATCTAACAAAACTCTGAAGTGATTTGCGTTTGCTGTTGAAGTGGGATATTCCTTGATGATAAGTTTACCCTTTACATCTGTGCTAATTTTTTCAACCTTCTTTTCATAAACACTCTTTGGTAACTCTCTTAAATCATTCACTGGGACATCAAGCAAGTTCGCATCAATTCTTTCTGCAATTCTTTCTTCTGCCATTTCTAGAGTAATGTAAAGAACATTTAAATTCTGAAGTAAACAGTTGGCAGCATGGTGACACATATACAACGACTTACCAACACCAGTCCCTGCCATAACAACATTTAACGTTTTAAGTGGAGTCCCACCACCTGTGATTTGATTAAACAAATCCAAGTCGAATGGGATCTTCTTTTCTTTTCGTTGATAAAAATCATAACGATCAGATGAGTCATCAATGTAATCGTGTCCGATGTGCGTGTCGAAAGACACGGCAAGAGCATCGGATAAAATACTAGGAAGAGATGTCCATTTCTTGTCAGGGGAATCTCCCTGCAAAATTTGGATACCTTCACTCATGGCATTGAATATGGCTCGATACTGACAAAACTGTTCTGTCTCATCAACTAACCATTCCATATCAACATCCTTGTCATCAGAAAGACTGGTAAGATACTCCTCACAGCGAGTGAATTCATCACCAGTTAACTTGTCATCATTTTCAATAATGATTCCAAGTGCCTTGACGGATGGAGATGAGTTATACTTTTCAATAAAAGTTTTGATGTGAGAGAAAAGACTCCTCTCAACTGAATCAGAAAAATATTCATCCGCTAGAAACGGAATAACTTTTCTTGCATATTCTTCATTGAACACCAAATTTTCTAGAATGACTTCTTCTCTAGATTTCAAATTAGTTTCCTTCATAATCCTCTGGGTACATCGTTTCGTTCAGAGCAGAAAACAAAATATTTGTGAAGAAAGCGTTTCGTTCTTCGCTCTCTTCCATTTCGATTTCGTTCTCACCAGTCAAGTCATATGCGAATGATAAATTCATATTTTCGTTTTCATCAAACAACATGTCAATGTCTGTAAACTCAACAAGAGTGTTATCAAGTAATCCTCCAGCGAGTGTCAAAACAAGAAGTCCATCTTCCTCTTTCACAATCTTGAACGATGTTTCTTTTTTTAATAGATCATAATCAATTGCCATATCTAAATTCCTTTCGTGTGAACTCATCAATCTTGTCCAGAACTTCCTGTGTGTAATACTTTTCTGGATCGTTATTGATTTGCTTTTCAAACGCAGTCTTGCCATCAGGCAGTTTGATGCGAGTCGAGACTTTCTCGAAGACACCAGCACCGACAGCAAAGTCAACGAGTCCATAATACTTGTTCAGTCCTGTCTTATAGTTAAGTTGCACTGTAACCTCTGAATTTTCTTTCGTCAACCTTCCTTTGTAAAGTTTGCAACGAATTAAGTTACCAACAACATCAGTTCCGTCTTTGTCTTTTCTCTTTGACAGATACACGATGGTTGAAGCGGCATACTTCAAACCAGAACCACCAGACATTTCTTTGGTTGGAACGTAAGCACCAACAACATCGTAAGTGTGGTTTGTCATGATCATCGGAATGCCGACTTGTCCGAGTTTCAAAGTGAGAACACGGAAAGTTGACTTAACAAGTTGTGCCCGAGTCATGTCACGAACATTCTTACCGTCCGAAATGTCATTCACTTCTTTGTTGGTTGGAAGCATACCGAGAGAATCGAGAACAACCATCATTGGCTTTCGATCTTTTTTATCAGTATTTTCGATACCTTCGATAATCTTGAACGCTTGTTGACGGAAGTTCTCCACGGTGTCAACAGGGAACACAGCAATCCGTGATGGATCAACACCATGATCTTTGAACATGTCCGAAGTCACCGCTTGCTCTGAGTCAAAGTAAAGAACAACAGCGTCTGGGTTCGACTCAAGAAAAGCCTTTACCACTCCAATGGAGAAGAATGTCTTTCCGGTTGCTTGTTCTCCTGCGAGTGCGAGAATCTTGTTGTCAGGAATGCCCCCGTAAATACTACCGCTAAGAAGAGCATTAAAAGCATAACTGCCGGTATCAATAAAACCATTAATATCACTCTCAATACCACCTTCAACAATAGACGCATATTCATTTCCTGATTGCTTAATAATGTTATCTAAAAAACTCATCCGATTGCATTCTCCAATTTTTGTTTAATTGTTCTAAACATATCAACCTCTTCAATAATACTTTCAAGACTTTGAGCCGTGGATGCATCTGAACTAATCATTTTTTTATGAATAGTTAAAAGTTCAGTTACTCTCTTGTCAAGAAGAGGCACAATTTTTTCTAATTCGTTTAACGTTAATTTCATCCAAAGAAATCCTCCAATGATGCTCTTTTCTCGTAGTCCCACTTGACGACATCAAGTATATTTCGCAGGGGATCGAGGAAAGATTTTTCAAACTGTTTTTCATAATCAATAAAGTCGATTATATCAAACTCTTTCGGTAATGTCGAGACAAAAGAAATAACATGATCTCTACCGTCAAAACCACCAAAGGGATTTGGTGACTTCAGGTAGATGAATTTAATCTTCTCACCCTCATTGATTGTCTCGTATTTTTTAGTCAACTTATGTTTCTTCAAATAATAGTTGAACAGCAATGATCCCTTAACGGCAATCGGTGTTCCCTTCTCATAGATTGTTGACTTGTTAGAATATTTAGCCAAGCCATTGCACGACCGAGGAAAAGCAATATCCTCTGGTGCAGCACTCATAAACTCCTGTCGAATCTCTTCGACTTTTACTTGTAGTTCTGGCTCGGTCCCTGTGAGAATAAGAGCGATGGTTTCTTTCAACGCACTTCTGGCAATTTGCGGTGTTGAAGATCGAGTCGTTTCGATTCCCATGATCTTAAGTTTGGGAGTATCGTAACGAATGCCTTCGGAGTCATGCACGTTGAGCATGTATCTCTTCTTTGCAGTCCAGATGCCGACATCAGCGATAACTTCTCGCTCCATCACCATCTTATTCTCATAAGCGTTCATCTGTTCTGCCAGTAACTTGTAGGACTTGTCAATAAACGGCTGGATGATTTCTGCACAGGACTTGTTGAGGAATTCAACCACCTGCGACTTCGACTTGTTGGGACAAACTTTATCCACAAGATTCCCAAGACGAAGATAAACAGAATCTGTATCACTTGCAACAACATAATCAAAGTCTCCTGTGTTTAGAGTCTTGTTCAAAAACTCATTCAGTTTGTTTGCGATGTATTGAATCGAAAGTTGACCAGACATGGTAATCGCTTCTGCCATGTCAACATTGAAATAACGGAAGTATTCATTACCAATCGCACCATAAGCGGAGTTCAATTGAATCTTGCGAACCAACTGGAAGTTGTGATACTTTGATATATCCTTCTTCAGTTTCTTTGTGTAACCCGCTCTTCCCAACGAGATCATGTTCTTGTTCGGAAGATCCTCCAACTCTTTCTGTGACTCGATCATTTTCTTCTTGAACGACTTGCGTTCGAGATACATCTTTTCCATAAGTTCAGGAAGGAACCCACGAACATCCTTGCGATAACAAGTTCCGTTTGCAGCAACAGAATAACCCTCAGATGCAAACTGTTTAATCTTTTCATGACACGGTTTGTTATACATCTCAGGACTGCTCTTGAGGAGGTTGTCCACTCCGATACCAAACCGATCATCCTCCGACTTGTCAATCATTGTTTCAGGACTGATGTTGTATTGCATGATCAAGTGCGGATATAGACTGTTCAAGTCAAACGAAACAATCCATTCGTGTTTACCAACAAGTGGCTCTTTCACATAAGCACCAGCGTATTGTGCGTTCTTTTTCATTCCCTTCTTGGATGGAATCACAATGTTTCGTTCTGCAAGGTAATGGTAGATGATCTGATCCCAAGTTCGGACTTGAGAAAACACATCCATAAAGTTTACCTTTGCAGAATAGGCAAGTGCGAGTCCAAGTTCAATGAGTCGAAGTTTATCTTCAAGTCCTGTCACTAGCAAAGTATCTTTGACATTGTATTCCATAAACTTCTGAAAGTCTTTGCGATAGAAGTCAGCGATACTGCCATACTCTTCATATGAAATCTTCTGTTCACCGAGTTCAACGAACGCAATGTGATCCAACTTGTAAGACGCTTGGTTCACATAGGTAAACTTCTTGTAGAGATCGAGGTAATCAAAGTTAGCGACACCCGTGATGTCATACATTGTTCTCGTTCGTCCCTGCACCGTGACGGGACGCTCGTTCACTTGCTTCCACGGAGACAAACGATTCGCTTGCTTTGTGCCAAGTAAGTGTCGCATTCGGCAATAAAGATAAGGAATATCAAAAAAGGTAATATTCCAACCTGTCATAATGTCAGGATCTTTTTGCTCCCAATAGTCAAGGAAGTCGAGAAGAAGTTGTGCTTCGTCATCATACTTAGTGCATGTGTGTTCTGGAATAGAATACTCACCCAAACCAAACACACGAATCTCATCACCGACTTGCAATGTGATTGCAATGATTGATTCCTCTGGATTGTCTGGGTTTGGGAATCCGTTATCACAAGTTGTTTCGATGTCGAAGTTAGCAATTACAATCTTGCTTGGATCATAATCAACGTCCGCACCGAAGTGTTGTTCACCAATAAACTGATATGCAAAGTCCATGTTCCCATAGACGTTGAAACCAGAAACGTCGTCATACTTGTTGACAAACGCTCTGGTTTCATACATGTCACCCGGCTTCACCGGCTCGACATGCTCACCGTCTAGGGTTTGATACTGTGTTTTCTTTTGACTTGTAACGAACAGCGTCGGATAGAACTCAATCTTCTTCTTGACACGCTTTCCGTTTTCAATGCCACGGTAAAGAACATTTCTACCCTTCACCGTAACACAAGTATAAAAGTCACTCATTCGATTCCTTCTCACCGACGTATGCGGACAACAAAACCATGTAGTTAATAATATCAATACATGAGTCATGGAACGACTCATTTTCAAGGTTCATTTTACCATGTTCAATGAAAGAACTCAAGCGGGAAATCTTATCAATTACACGGACAACCATACCTTGCTCGGTACTACAGATGCCCATGGCTTCTACTCTGGTAAAATTCGCAAAAGGCTCCAGTCCATCGTTTCCGGCATAATCTTTATTCTTCAGTTTCATTAGTTCTCGTGCCTCTGTGCAAAGTTTTTCATGTGAGGCAATTAATTCATCTCGTGTCATCATTTCACTCCTGTACTACCAAAGCCACCGTCACGGTTGGTCTTTTGCTCTGGTCTTTCTTCGGTTTCATAAACATCAGTAACAATTTCACGCACAAGTTCGAGTTGTGCGATACGATCTCCGGGGTGAATATAAAAAGATTTATTTGTATTATTCACCATCGGAACAAAAACTTCTTCAACATAATCCGAATCAATGATTCCTTGTGACACAGAAAGACCAATGCCTTTCTTTGCCGCCATCCCTGATCGAGTGTGGATTCGTGCGGAGAATCCACGGGGAATGTCTAGTACAAGTCCGGTTGGAATGAGCATTCGCTCTTTGGGATCAATTACAATCGGTGCTTCACTGCAAGAATACAGATCATAACACGCTGCCTGTTCGGTTCCCTTATTCGGAAGTTTTGCATTTTCTTTTAGTTTGTAGCAGCCAAGTTTGGCAGAATACAAAGTCTCATAGTTTTTTTCCATAATGTCTCCTTAACGAAAAACCCCCGAAGGCAGAACCTCCGGGGGCAAAAAGAAAAGAAATTGAATCACGCAATATCAATAGTCTTAGGTTTCTTTTCTTCTGGAAGTTCCTGCGTAAGTTTAATCAAAAGAATACCGTCTGTCAATGATGCTTCTGTAACTTCCCAATATTCTGCTAAGGGAACAGAGTGCTTGAACTTACGGAAAGATAACCCACGATGTTCATACACCGTTTCTTCAGAACCGTCCCAGCGATCACGATCTGGATCACCTTTGATGGTAAGTGCTTTCACACCATGCTTGGTGGGAACGATTTTAATTTCGATGTGTTCTTTCTTATATCCCGCAAGAGCATACTCAATTGTTGCTTCGTCTGCACTATGTCGAATGACATTGAAGGGGGGATAATTATCTCGTGCGAAAGTTGTTGTTTGCTCGTCGATGAAATTCATGAGCGTTTCGATACCAAAGTTATAACCAGTGTAAACCATAATTTGCCTCCTTAAAAAGCGAGTAAAAAACGAGGACCTCACATGAGCATCCTCGTTTCTATTTATACAAAATTTTCAAGAATTGTCAACTTCTTCTTCTGCGTCCGCCAGTTAAAATAGTTAATCCACCAAGAACGAGTGCGCCGGGTGCGGGGACGGGAACTGAATCCAAGTCGGGCATGAATGTTTCAAACACAGTCGCTGAACCATCACCTTGCAAGACACCGGGAGCGGATGTGTAGTTCTCTGCCCAAGAAAGAATCCACACTGTTGCTGATTCACCGGGGGCTAAAGAATTCGTAGTCGTATCGTCCGAGAAGCCCCAGTCCCATGAGAACAGACCTGTCTCGTATGCAAAGTCTACATAGTCTGGGGCATTGTAAAAATACTCCATTTGTCTTTCAATCGGCTCATCGGTGAAGTAACCCGGCATAACCAGAGCGGAAATATCAGAAGTGCTTTCTCCAACATAGATGTCAAGGTCTTCAATTGCGAGAGTTGATTCCCAGTTGTTGTCAACCGTGATTGTCACCAACAACGCACCCTCTGGAAGTCCGACAACTTCTTGCTGCTCCGGTTCCGTATAGACTGCGGAGGACACGGTAGCAGAAAAGAAGCCATCTTCGTCCTGTGACCAGATGTCGTAGGACATATATGCAGTTGGATCACCGGCAAGATCACCAAACGCAGCGGTAGTGATAAGTAAAGTAAATGGTCTAAGCATGTCGAATCCTTATAGTATGGTGTTTTTGCGTCCACCTATTTATAAGTTTCGACTGTTCAGATCACGTTAACTATTTGAGTTTCCCCAAGCCCCAAGGATTTTCAGAATTGCATCGAATACATCGTCATATCTTTCTGCGTCATTCAGAACCATCAGCAAGTCTCCAAAATCAACTCTGTCATCGTAGTTCAAGTCTTCCCAGATTGTGGACTGGGTAGCATCTCCGAAGTAACCGATGGTTTCGTAATAATTCCAGTGTGGCAAACCGTCATACTTGTTTAGATTTACACCACCCTTGAATCTTACATTTCCCTTTGTGGTAAGTTGCATAAAAGGATTCTCACCGATCTTTGCATTTTGAGCATTTGAATTTACGACAACAATAAGTCTTGACAATGTAAAAATATCATTGTTTTCACCCAAGATCAAATTGTTGGTTTGGTTCAGACGGTATGGAGTTGCGACACCTGCACAGGGGTAGTTGTCACCAAGACCGGGAACACCGACACAATCGGGAAGATCACCCATTGGAAAGTGTGAATCAAAATCCTGTCGTGGATCTTGTCCCAAGAAGTAGCGAAGCGGACCCGATGGTGTTTGCTCTGCGGTGGACCAAGTGTCTCCCCACGGAACATCGCTCGGGTGATTGTTCCAGAATCCTTCCTCGGAAGTTGTCACAAGAATAAACGGTGTTTGAGTTGCGATTCTCGCACCGAGTCCAGAGTAACCAGCATTCAGTGGCAAAATACAAGTCGGTGTTTCCGCATCAATAAAGAAACGATATGTGTTTCCGTATGGAGTCATACGACCCATATTTTGAATACGAAGTCCGGTGGTACAATCCTCACCCGGATCATTGTCATCACCAAGAGCAATAGCAGCAGATAAAATCAAATCAATCATTACAATTTCCCCATTCAGATAAAACTTTCAATACGGCAGAGAAGCCGTTACTTGTTTGTGGATGATACTTGAACCCAGCAACGTCGCTGAGAACTTGTAACAAATCTTCAAAACCAACAATACCATCTTCGTTCAAATCAGATGGACAAGAGTTGTCAGCATAGTAGTCTACAAAGTATGGGGCACGGTCGCAAGGATAACCTTGATTACAAGCAAACCGAATCACTCCCCCACTACCGAAATAGTCAGGGCCTGTAAAGCGTGCGATGTGGAACGAACCGGGGTGCTTCTCGCTCTCCCAATCCTCGTTGTAGCCACGCCACATAATCAGATCGGCATAGTCGTTCTGGCTTGGTGAAGAGCAGCAGACCTCACCCACAATGGTTTCACGGTGCGGCCAGAAAATCAGCGTGTTTGGTTCGATTAGGTCTTTGTGTTGGGCTTGAACTTGCGGGTACTTGAGACGACCAAAGGCTCCGTACTTCTTGCCGGGTTCACCGTGCAAGATCCACGAGTCAGCCCAGAAGTATTCCAGTCCCACCTGATCAAAGGTATTGGGTACACCGCTCACCGTGTCCCAGTTGACCGGGGTGTAGTTCTGCCCGAGGTACATCCACCGCTGGTATGGGTTGGACTGAATGCAATCCCAATACTCACCGGGGTCGGGGCACTTGATCCCGGTGTCTTGCTCCCAGTATTCAATACACTCAGGGCAGTTCTCAAGGAACGGATAGAACGCATCGTTACGGTTTTTAAACACGTCACCCTCAACAGTCCATGCGAACGCACGAGTAGGAATCTCACTGCCTCTTGTGCTGCCAATCAAGTATGGGGGACGGGGACTACCATCAGGCTGGGAGAACTCGGGGTCAAATCCAGTTTGAATGTAGACATCGAACGTCCGACCAAACGGAGTGAGTCTACCAAGATCGTCGATCCACATTGCAACAACATCGGGATCGGATGGTTTGCCACCGTTACCACTAGCAGCCGCAGTCTTCCCTTCGCTCTCTTGCAATAGAGCGCCAGATGTCTCTGACTCTAATGCAAGAGTAAAAGAAAAAAAACCCAATAATAAACTCACTAACTTCATAATAAACCCTCCATTTTAATAAGTTCTTTTAATCGAAGTTATGTCCTTGCCTTTTTTGACAATTAATTTGATTGCACCAGATTCGGTGCCGTTTCTTACTACTTTATTTATATCGGTGGTGTGAACAACAATGAGTTTCATTTCGTCTCCTCCTCTCGTATTTGCTTTAGTTTGTTTGCAAACAGAACGCTACCTTTACCCACGTTCTCTTTCCACTCGTCGGGATCTCCCCCATCAGAGACGAATTTGAAACATCTAAATTCCACACCATGATCTTGACACACCTTTGCAAGTGCGTACGCTTCCATATCAACAATTTCAAAAATTTCTTTATTTTTTGGTGTCCAGAAACTATCTCCGGTTCCACAAGTTAAATTTGATCGTCCGTTCTCGATGACATGAGTGGCATCAAACGGTGTTTCGTATTCTTTGAACCCGAGTTCTGTCACCATCATGTCTCGTTGAACGAATTTACCCACCTCATACAAATCCCCGACACTCAGCGATTCTGTTGTTTTCCCTGCCGTGCCATAATTGATAACAAGATCGGGAAGTCGAAATGGACTCCTCGCAAACTCTCTTTCCAGTGCTTTAGTTGCGTTTATTTTACCCACACCCGTGATTAGCACAGACTCCTCTAGTCCATGCACCTCATCAATGAGGGCAGACACAATCCTTATACTCATCCAGAAACCTCACCTCGAACATCAAACTTACCTTCGAGTATTCTAGTAACTTCCGAGCCATTTACAAGTTCAATATCATAAAAATGCCTACCAGTGGGAACATTTGACATAGCAGCGGCAGATACTTCAGTAAAGATTCCC